GCACCCGTGGAACAGTTGCCGGAAGCCGCACCCGTGGACCAGTCGCCGGAAGCCGCACCCGTGGACCAGTCGCCGGAAGCCGCACCCGTGGACTTATAGCCGGAAGCTTTGTTCTTTGTTCCTTTCACGTTTTTGTTCACGCGGTCCATCACCGCTTTTACGCCAAGTTTTACCATATCAGCAATCTTGATCTCCGCTTCAACGGTAAGTTCCGTGCAAGCAAGCTTTGTGTCTTTTCCATCTTCACGGCTGATATCTCCGCCGCATTCCACTTTAAAAATGCGGATGCCATCAGACAGCGGGTAGTAGTGCAGCACATCCAGCGGGTTCTCGCAGGCGTGCATACCAGCGCGGCAGCAGTCTGCCTCCGGCTCTGTGTAGGTCTTGCCCACCTCGTACTGCTTGCCACGGCACTGCATATTTTTGTCCATGGCCTTATATGCGATGATCTTCTCACTCATGCTCATAACCTTCCTTATTGGTGTGTTTCTTCTGTGCAGGCATGGTCAGCGCCTCACTTCTTAGAGCTGCCAAAGCTGCCGATGAGCCAGAGCGCAATCCACGCCGCCGTTCCGACAGCCCAGGTAAACGTCCAGTGCATCAATGCGCAGATGGCCCACACGGCGGCGCAGGTAACGCCCCACGAGATGCCCAGAAGGGCGGCAAACGCGATGATGATCGCCAGTACTTCACCCATTGTTCTGCGCCTCCTTTGCGACTCTCTCAGCTGCCTGTGCCGCTGATTCCGCGCACCACTTGCCGGCCGGAGCGGTCTTGCGGGGGTCTGCCGGGGCTTCGTCCTCTTCCAGTAGCTGCTTCAAATCCTCCTGCATCCAGTGGTAAATGCTGGCCTTCTCCGAAGCGTTTTCCTCTTCTTTGGTAGGCGTCTTGCCGAGCATAGTGCGAAATGCACATCCAGCGACATTAACCATAGCCTGCTGCTCCAACTCGTTGTACTTGCCGATAAGCTTACAAATTTTATCTCGCATCGTAAATTTCATAAAGATCATCCTTGCATCAATGACACATAACAATGTTGGACGAATGAACCAGATAGGTCACACCGTCAATCACAACCTGAAGCTGGTCGCCTTCATAGTCGCACCAGTTTTCGACATTGCCCTCGACAATCGTTCCGTCGGGCATTTTCAGCTGTGCCCAACTGTATTCATAGGTCAGGTCAATAACCTGCTTATTGCATCCGGCCATCAGCAAAGCGCTTGCCAATACGGACGCTACACCAACAATAATTTTTTTCATAATAGTAACCTCCAAAATATATTGCTTACGCCACCCCGTCCTGGTTATGCTGCCGGGCGGCAAGCTCCATCTGCTCCACGCTCTGCCTGCGCTCCACGCTGGGCAGCATTCCCACGGCCTTGAGCTGCTCATAAATGAACCGCTGACCCGCTTCCGTCCATACGGTGGTGTTCTTGGTGTCCCACTCGCCGGTGCTCTTGTGCTGGAACGGCGTGGATTTGCGGTTTTTGGTGTAGCCCTTGCCGCAATACTTGGCGTATAGCACCCACTGCCAGTCGCTGGTCTTGTACTGGATCTTCAGGCCGTGAAGGATTCTGTTGAGTTTCTCGGCGCTCAGGCCGTAATCCTTGGCAAGGGTGGTAGTGGTGCGGCAGTTCTTGCCCACGCACACCGCCCGGGCATACTCCGCATCCGGCTTCAGGTCGCTGTTCTCTGCCAGAAGCTGGCGGTTGGCGGCCTTGAGCTGGTCGTTCTGCTTCTGGGCGATCAGCACCGCACGGCGCATGACCGCCTCCGGGCTGTTCCATTGCGCCTCCACAGCCAGAAAATATTGCCGTGCCTGCTTTCCACGCTCGTTGCGCTGGATCATGCACAGCTCCTTCGCCATCGGGATGGTGAGCTGGTGGTCGTCAATCGTGCGTTCCACCTCTCGGTTGCCTTCCGACTGAACTCGTACATTTTTGTACGGGTTGAAATCTTCACCCTCGGTAAATCCATATTCGACCATGCGAGGGAACCAAATGCGATAAGGTGTGTTGACTTCCAAGAATTCATGCAGCTCCCGGCCGCTCACGGTGGGGCGCTCCGGGTTGTCGTAGTTGATAGGGATAAGGTTGCTCATGCTTTTGCCTCCTCGTCTACGATCAGCGCCGTGACCGGCACCCGGAAATAGTGCGCCACCTTGAGCAACTGCGAAATGCTGGGCCCGTAAATCGAGCGCTCCCACTTCCCAATTGCGCCGTTGCTCAGGCCTGCCGCCGCCTCCAGATCGGTGCGGCTCAGCCCGTGCAACTTGCAAAACTGGTCAATTTTTGATACATTCACTAGCAATTCTCCTTTCCGGGCTTGAAAATCGCTAGAAAATATGCTACTATGTATTTGCAAGGTACAAAGTGAATAAAATCTAGCGTAAGCCCGATATAATATTGTCAGGGGCTTTTGGTTTTGTTTGCCCTGTGCTTAGTATTATACTAGACTATGGTCTACAAGTCAATAGATTATCGTCTATCTTTATGCAAAAATAGGTGGTGATTTTTTGTGGATAATGCCAAATTCGTAGAGCGCGTACGCGATTTGTGCAAGGAACAAAAGACTTCAATCACTAAGCTGGAAGCGCAACTAGACTTTTCAAATGGATATATTGGAAAGTGGGCAAAGCGTCCTAGTTCACCACCGTATGAAAAATTGACAAGTATTGCACAAGCTCTTGGCGTCACGGTTGAGGAGTTGACCGGCGAAGAGCAAAAAGAAAAGCCCAGCACCCCGGAGGGTGATGGGCTGGACGTGGAAGCAAAGGCTTTTGCGGAGAAGTTCATGCAACTGGATGAATCTACGCGCGCACTATTTAATAGGATGCTGGATGCCGCAATTGCTGAGAAGCTGGAGAAAAATGGTTGATTTGAAGAGGGAAGAGGAAGCGCTTGATTTTCTTCTTGAGATTTACGAGAAGTGTCCGACAGCGCCAGACACACCGACTCCCGTCTTTGCGGAAAAGTTCAAAGCGGACGCCCCGGTGCTTGCAGACCTGCTGGTTTCGGATGGCCTTGTCGAGATGCAACGCAAAGTCCAACAGAAAGAAAACGGCGCCGTCGTAGTGCCGTGCATGATTCTGACCGCCAAGGGACGGACGTACTTCCTTAAACAACAAAGAGAGCGGAGAATCTCGCGGAAGCAGTTCTTTCAAAGTGCTTCGATCGCGGTCATCTCCGCTCTGTTGACCCTTCTTCTCTCTCAAAGGAGCCAAGAGTCTGAAACTTCCAGCTCGTAATTCGGGGCATCCAGTGCTTTAACAAAAATGGTTTTGTAAAAGCGCAGCTTTTTTTCATCCACTTTTTCGGTGTCGAGAGCGAAATACCCGCCGCGTCCGTCCTTTACCCTAAAAATGGTTTTGGGGCAAAGTTCGCAGATACTTCCGAGGGTCACGCCTGTATACATGACTTCTGCTCGGAAAAGGTCGTCAAGGTGCTTATGTTCCGGCTCCGGTTCCGGCTTTCGACGAAAAAGCGCAAAATCATTGAGATGAAAGAACTCGTAGGCGAGAATCGCAAACATTGCGATAACAAACACGGCGATGATAAAAAGAAGCGTATTATTCGACATTTTGCATTGCCTCCTTTAAGAGTTTATCCACGTCGATACCAAGGGAAAGTGCAAGCTTGATTTTCTCAAGTATAACACATTCTGTGGTTTCTTTCATCAATTTTGTGCTATTTTCTTGCACTTTATTTTCCTCCTTTAGCAAAGTTCGTTGATAATCTAGTTTTCCGGCAGCTGGTTTGCTGCCTATTTTTTTATATGTGAGGTGGTGCGGTATGGCGCGTGGCGGACGGCGAAAAGTCTCGATTTACGATCAGCGAGACCGCGCAAACAAAAAATGGGTAAAGAGCGTTTGCAAGGCGGTAACGCCAAGCAAGCGGACGCAGCGGGCGATTGCAAAAGCCATCATTTCTTCCGCTCCTTCTGGTTCTACAGTTCAACCGACTTACAAGGAAAGAACACCGTACAAGCAAGCATCTGTAAAATGGAAAGACGCAAGGCCTACGCTTTTGCAATGGGCTGGTTGTTTCGCTGTCGCTTTGGTTTGCTTATGTCCTATACTGAGCATCTGGAAACTTTCTACTGATATTTCAGAAATTTCTATTTTGCTCATCGTTTTCTTTGGGCTCCCTTTTTTAGTCGCAACACTTTGCGTTGTTGATTATAACAAAACAAAATACCGCTCTTATCATTCGGAAGACACTGCGGCCGCTTCGGATACTTTTAATTCCGCTGCGATGGAAAGCGTTATCCCAGAAGAAGCAATAGCGGAAATTGACCGGATGAACGCCAAGATTTTCATGGATGAATTTCAAGATTCCTTGAATATCATGCAGAAAACGACTAACCCGGAAACTTTCTTTTCGAGGTACGATCTCGCTATGGAACGGTTGGACAACATGCTCGAACTGCAACAGAAAGGGATAAAATTCACCAGTGACCTTTCCTCTTTGAAAGCTCAAGCTCTCAGTCAGGAAACCACTGCCGACACCGTAAACGTCCTGATAGACAATGCCTATATAAAGCAGCTCCAAAAGCTTTCTACCCTTAAAACGGAACGCGGACGCACAAACTCGAATCAAAGGTGGTATGCATCCTTTGAGCCTTACTTTGACAAAATGCCTGTGCGTTCAAGAAGCTATCTGGATTTGAAGCTTGAAGAGCTAAAAGAGGTGTAAGCAATGGATTTATTCACTGCTTTTGCCTTTAATCAGGACGTAGAACCGCCTATCCCTCTAGAAGAGCGGCAGTATTATCAAGATCCGTCTTATTATAAAGACTATGCGCCGTCGATGTCTTTTGATGCCGTAAACGGCACATGCAAAGTCATTACTTTTCAGGAACGGAAAAAGATTTCTTACCCGTCAAAGCGTGGCCTTTACGTTGCGGAAATCAAGCTTTTGAGCTATTGCTCAAGCGGAAAGCTGTACCCGCATCCAAAGCACGGTTATCCGGGGCTCTGGTGGTACCAGTATGGCATCAAAAACGTTGGATTTCACTTGAAAACGCTTGAAGCTAGCGGCTTTATTCGGATGAACGATAAGCAAAAATACGAGCTTACAGAGCTTGGAAAACAAGAGCTAAAAGACAATGCTTATGTAACCGACTGCAAGGCAGCCGTTGCTCCACTTGGCCGTGGCTGTTGCCATTTGGACGTGTGGGAGATCAACCGCCGGATAGCAGGTGGCGATACAAGCCATTGGGAAGACATTGCCGCTCAAATTGAAGCCGAAATTGAGGCACACAACGATAATTTCAGAAAATCGCAAGAGGAACAGCGTAAGCGCTTGGGCCTGTAAGCCTGTTCACAACCACATTATAAAACCGCTGGTTGTTTCCGTCAATCCCCATTCGTGCACTGTTTTTAGTGAAAAAATCCACAAAAAAATGCGTATTTGCAAGATGCGCGCGACATGCACGTTGCTATTCGCGGTTGCAAGGCTGCTGCAAATTTTGCAGCAAGTCAGCGGCCAGCGCCCCGCCGGGCGTACCGGCTGCGTTACGCAGGGCTTGCACCTCCGGCAGGGCCTTATCTTGAATGTAAGCGCGAGCAAGGCGCTGCTGCTCCGGGGTCATATCCAAATAGCAGGCCAGCAGGGCACGGGCATGGGTGCGAAAGTGTGACAGATTTTTCATAACTCATTCCTCCCAGGGTGCAGGGGTGCGTTCGGTGCCGGTCAGGATGCTGGCGGGCATTCCGTCGATGATGGTCGTTTCAACTTCTTTACTGCTTCTTTGCTCAAAATCCATTTTGCGTTTCTCCTTTCTTTTGTGCACGTCTACGATTTATAATCCAGATTTTACCATGCGCCGTTGGAAAACAAAATATGGATTTTTTTTGTCGAATGGCGCAGAATTTTTCTGCGCCATTTTCTGTTAAAAACACGCTGGTTTTATGGGGGCGAAAGTATGAGTTATTTTACGGCGAGCCAAATCGGAAAAGCGCTTGCAAAAGCACGGGTATCTGCTGGCCTGAGTCAAGCGGAGATCGCAAGGCGCATCGAAAAAGGGGAGCGAACAGTGCAGAGCTGGGAAAAAGGCTGCACCAGCCCGGACAGCGACGAGATCATGGATTGGTGTACGGCCTGCGGGGCATCCCCCATCGCCGTGTTTATGGAGATGATCCACCCGGAGCTGTACGCGACACCCGATGACGGAAAGACCGACACAGAGCTGGACGCAAAGCTGTGCCGCTTTGTGGTAAACTTGCCACCGCTGACGAAACGACTGCTTCTTTTCGTGCTGAAGGGCAACCATGGCAGCAGCCCGCCTGCTGTGATCTCCGAGGTAGCCGCCAACCTGCACTGCCCACTCAACAACCGGGTCATCGTGTGCGGAACCATCATCAACCAATACAACTTTGCCCAGAACATGGGATTAGACCCCTGCCCGGACGACCCACAGCCGCCAATAGACGATTTGAAGGTAAATTACAAGGCCGGGCGTGAAGCTTCGGAAAAAGGCGCGCAGGGTTACATCGGGCGAAAAAAGGAGTAAGCTATGAAGTGCATAAGACCGTGTTGCCGGAAGGAGATCCCGGATGGTGCTTCTTTTTGTCCGTGGTGCGGGAAGAAACAGTCGGAAGCCGCCCCGCAGCAAAGAAAAAAGCGCCGCCGTCCAAAGGGCAGCGGCAGCGTGTATAAACTGAGCGGGGCGCGGGCAAGACCGTATGTGGCGCTTACAGCCAAAAGAGACGTTCTGGGGACGTTTGAAACGGCAGGCGAAGCCGTACAAGCATTAGACGCTTACAACGCCCAGAACACCCCCGCAGCGCGTCTGAAATGCACCTTTGCGGATGCCTATGCCCAATGGAAAGCGCAGCCCAAATTTGACAAGCTCAGCACGGACATGCAAAAGGGGTACGAGCTGGCCTATGCAAAGGCTGCGCCGCTATACGACCGACAATTGCGGGACTTAAAAGCGGCAGATTATCAACAGGTCATTGACGCAATGGTGGAAAAAGGGCTCTCTCGAAGCACCTGTGAAAAACAGCGAACGCTTTTCAGCCAGATCTGCGAGTGGGCAATGGCGCAGGACATCATAAACAAAAATTATGCCATGCTGCTGCAGCTTCCGGCGGCTACAGGAAAAGCAGAGCGCACCCTGACCGCCCAAGAGATCGAGCAGATCAGCAGCCGGCAAAACGACCCGAAGTTTGGGCAGACGGCGCAAATCGCAATGGTGCTGCTTTATACCGGCATGCGCATTGACGAGCTGCTTTCCATGCGCTGCGAGGACGTGCATCTGAAGGAGCACTATATGCAGGGCGGCGAAAAGACCGAGGCAGGCAAAAACCGCATTATCCCGATTCTTGAACCGATTTACAAGACGGTAGCTTTTTGGATGCTGAACAGCGGGTGCGAATGGCTGATACCATCCAAGACCGGCACAAAGCTGGACAAACGAAATGTGGCTACAAAGTTCCGGGCGTTGATGCAGGAATGCCATATAGAGGGCGTGCATCCACACACCCTGCGTCACACGGCCAGCAGTAAAATGGTGGAGTGTGGTCTGGAAAAGACCGCCGTGCAGGCCATCTTGGGTCACAAAAATTTTTCCACCACGGCCAACAAGTACGTTTCCCACAACGATCCAGCCTATTTGTTGCAGGAAATGAAAAAAATGAAGTACTGATTTGCTAGATTGTTTGTTAGATTATCACGCGTTTTCAGGTGTTTTCGCAAAGTTTCAGTAAAAAGAAAAGCGTATAGGCGACTTGTTTTTATCGCCTATACGCTTATTTTTGGAGCTGGTGACAGGAGTTGAACCTGCAACCCACTGATTACAAATCAAGTTTATTTAACGTGTTAATGTAAATAATTATCAATTTGTTAACTTATTGTTAGACTATGTGCCTCGTGCCCAAACGCTGAAGCTTATGTAAAAATAGCACATTCTATGCCTTTTTACAAGTCGCTTATCTTTCGCATTACAAGCTCATACTCTTTTGGGTACACCAGCTTTATTGCCTTCATGTGCTCGTCAAGCACCTGCATCAGACCGCCAAAAGGAACAGAGCTGGCAGCCGCCACAAAGTCGCTTTGCGGATTTGCTTTTGTGGAGTATGCCGCCGGGTGCGACGTGGGAGACAGTGCTTGAGTCTGCATTTCTGCCGGTGCCTGCTTTTCTTCCAGCTCATTTCTCACAGTGCAGAGGGCGGCAAGCTTTTCCACGCTCTGCCAGTCGGTCGAGCCGCATTTAAGCTTGTGGATGTGGTCATTGATCTCATCGATGTCCATACCTTCCGCCCTCCTCCCTTATGCGTTGCGCAGAATGTCCGCCGCGCGTTTGTAAGCGTCTCGCTCTGCGCCGGTGGCGTCCTGCATCATGTCCTCGATGTCGGAGATCATACGCTCTCTGCCATCGCCGCGCGAGTAGTGCCCGCGCACATAATGCCGGCCGCGGTTTGCGTAGCTGTTGCCACGGTTGTAGTTTTCGGTGCGCCCATAGTTTCCGCGCATGTCCGTTTCCCACTCGCCCGCACGGCTGTACTCGCCGCCCTCGCAGTAATCCTCGATGCGGTGAATGTCCAAAATGATGTCCACGATCTCGCCGATCATCTCAACATCGCCAGGGGACCGGTTCTTTTTGTCGGTCAGCTCCATGAGCTCGTCGCACATTTCATCCTTCAGATGATTCAGTTTATCCAGCATGACTTTATCTCCTTTCTTATGCTACCCGCTCAACGATCAGGTTGCTGTTTGCAATGCTGACCGCCTGCGCGCCGGTGTTCTTAACCGCCACAGTCACGCAGCAGCCGCGCGGCACCTCGATGAACGCTGCAACGAAAACGTTGAAGTAATTTTCGACTGCCGCCGGGGTGACAATAGCTGTCGCACTGGTCATCGACTCACCGCCGACAGCCAGCGCCACGGAAATGGGTCCCACAGTGCCGCCGGTGGGAATGGCGATATTGCCGCCAAAGCTTACCTTGAAGCGCGCTTTGCACTGATTGGTCGGGCCTCGCAGAGTCACAAGGCCGCTGCCCTCACGGTGCATGATGCAGGCAGGGGCTTTCACCGCGGTCTCGGTCAGGGGAAAGTTTTCACCCGCCGCCACACTGACGGTGTTAGAGTTGCTAAATTCAGCCATTATCCGAAACCTCCTTTTCTGCACAAACAGGCGCATTTACCGCATAAACGGTTTTTAAGATATCCATCCAAGAATTGGATGGATCTGCTTTTTCCGTATCAAGCAGGGTTTTCAAAATGAAAACATAAGTGTTCAATTCCATCATGCTCATTTTGTTCTTATCCATGCTGTACAGATAATCTACAAACTGCTGTTTCAGCTCTGCTACGGTCATTCAAATACTCCTTTCATAGAAAAACGCCGGGACTTTTGCCCCGGCGCTCTGGTTTGCAAAATCAGCTCAGGGGCTGAACATTTTCCATTTTGGAAAAAGTTGCCGTGATTCGGTTATGCGCAGTTGCCGCAGCCGGTCCCACAGCCATAGTAAATGGCGTTGGGGTTGGGCACCTGATAGGCAGGCACGGGAGCTTTCTGCTGCAGAGTCCCGATGATCTGGTTGGTCTGCGCGTTCATCGCGGTGGTCAGGAACGCACTCTGGCGATCCTGAGAAGCAGCCCGGCGCAACTCGTTGTTCTCGCTCTGCAGGGTGGCGATCTTATCGTTGGTCAGGAAGTCGAGCACCGCGCGGGTGTTGCTGTTCTGATTCTCGATGATGTCCCGGGTGTTGTTGTTCATGGTGTTCTGCGTTGCGCAGAAGCCCTGCTGCATCTGGTTCCGGGTGTCGCACTCCTGCGTGGCCAGATTGTAGTTGACGCCCTGGATCGCGGTCTGGGTCTTGCAGCAGCAGTCTGCCAGCTGTGTAGCCAGAGCATTCTGCCCCTGCATCAGCGCAACGTTGGTGCTGTTGAAGCCCTGCTGCATGGCGTTGGTGACGCCGTTCAGGCCCTGCTGCACGCCGTTGAAACCCTGAAGCATCCCGGTGTTCATGGCATAGACGCCATCACACAGGCCGTTTTCCAGCCCGTTCAGTTTGTTCATGACGCTCTGGTTGTCGAAGCCGCGCTGCAGGTCTGCCTGTGTGACAGCGCTGGTCATATAAGGCGAAGCGCCGCCCATGCCCATGCCGCCGCCCCAGCCAAAGCCGCCCATGCCGCCCCAGCCGAACATTCCGAAAATCAGAAAGAGGACGATCCAGCCCATCCAGTCGCCGCCCCAGCCGTTGAAGCCGTTGCTGTAGCCGTTGGCGGGCTGTACCGGCATGGTCAGAACCGTGCTATCAGAAGAAAGAGACATAGTTTTACTCCTTTACGTTAAATTTTGAAATTTATTCTAAATGCGGCCGCATTTCAGAATCCAAACATATTTTTCATGCCATTGAGCATCGGCGCGATCTGCTGCGCCCGCTGCTGAATAGCGTTGAGCTGCTGCTGTGAGAGCTGGCCGGAGGTGAGCATCTGGTTTATCATCTCCTGCGGGTTCTTTCCCTGCATCTGGCCCATAAACTGCTGGAACTGCCCGCCAATGGGGCTCTGGGTCTGTCGGCCTATCGAATTATACAAGCTGCTGCTCATCGTTTAGCTCTCCTTTTCCGGCTCTGGTGCTTCCTGCTTCTCCAACGCCGCCAGCTTTGCCGCCAGCGCGTCGAACTCCTTGCGGGTGACATACTCCCCGCCTGCGGCTTGCGTGGCAGCGATCGACGCTTTGGGGCCGCTGGTGCGTTCTTTGTAGTCGTAGATGCGGAGAGGGAACGGCCTGCCGTCCTGCCCCACTTCTTTGATGTAGAAGGTATCGGAATCGGCATCCAGTAAAAGCACCCGGCTTCCGTTGGCGACCAGATAGCCGCGGGCTGCCGCTTCGCCCTGTACCCAGATAAAGCCGCTGTCAGTCGGTGCGGCCTGCCCCTGCATTGTCGGCATTATGACGGGCTGGGGCTGGTACTGTGCTGCCCTGAGCGTTTCAAGCTGCCCTTGCGGCTGTTGCGGGTAAAACACTTGCGGGTATCCGTTATAAATCGGCATCGTTTTCCTCCTTGTACCAGTAGTAGATCGGGCATTCCGCGCCACTGTCCCAGCTGTCCCACCACGCGCCGTCGATCACGGTCAGGACGTGGCCGGAGCAGCCAAGTACATACACGCCGCGCGGATACTCTCGGGCAAAATCTGCCACGGTGTAACAGGTGGTGCAGTCTGCCTCCACCAAACAGCGCTTGAACCCGCGCTTTTGAAGGTACGCGCCCCATGTGCGGTTGGCGCTGGGCATATCGCCGAGGGCGTAGCCGGTGAGCGCCAGCGCAATATACGCCTGCTCCCAGCTCTGACCGGTGGCCGCAGCTACCGCCCGCACTACGCAGTCCCCGACGCTGCTCCCGCGCGGGTTCGGGTTGAACCTGTGCCACATGGTGCCCCCTCCTTTTGTGCCCAGTGTACTTTTTTAAACCGCAGGGAGAGACAACGAAGGTACAACGAAGGGCAAAAAAAGCGCCCACACGGAAAAATCCGCATGAGCGCTTAAAGATATAAATATACTTATATAAAATGATGCAAAATAGAAAGTTTGAACGTTTTACTTGCAAAAAATCAAGAGCGGAACCGCCCACAGGCAATGCCGCTCTCTACAAAGGCCGTAGCCTTTCAAATCATAAATCGTATGGCGTATAATGCAAAGACGCATATACTGACAAAACCACGCCTATAAATGCACTATGCCAAAATGGAAGGATGGTTTTTAGAACGCTTGATGTCGCCCCAAAAATAATCAGAGCGAACAAAACACGGGACAAAAAGTGATATATTTTATTTACCATAATTCATATAAAATCGTCTCCCGCATGGTACGCACTATAAGTAGGCGGGCGGGAGCCTGTATCAACGAAAAAAACCCGCCATGATACGCATCGTTGAGAGGCTTGACGGGTTGGGCCCATATAAATAAGACCTATGAATCAGCTACACTCGAATCATTGAGCTGCTTACCATCATGGGTCTGTTAATCAGGCGAATCCACCATGGTACGCATCGTTGAGAGGCTTGACGGGTTCAGATATCCACCCTAATGTGCTTCTTCGAGAGGCCGGGTGGATTTGTTGGACATATTATACCACAAATCGTGCAAAAAGAAAAGCGGCAGACCCGAAAGCCTGCCGCTTTTTTGAATCGCCAGAGCAAAAGCTCAAAACTAATCCCTAGACAAGATTAGTATATCATACATCCAGCATTTTATCAATAATTTTCAGCCTATTGCCGATTGATGTCCGGCAATACGGCACACGCGCTGCAATATCAACTTGGCATAGCTGGTCAACGTACCGCAACCGGGCGATTTTCCGGTCATACCTCCCAAGCGGCGCACGTTTTATCACAGCTTTTATCTGTTCTGCATTAAGCCCTTGCAACGCTGGCGGAAAGACTACACGAGCCGCCGCCACAGGCAGCACCGAGCCAGAAGGGCTGCGGGAGCTGTCCGGCGTTGCGCACCATATTGCCAATGTTGGCAAAACGGTGACAAAACGTCACCAGTTTGTTGGCATTGCCGAGATAATATGTTTTCGTGAGGCCACGAAGACGTGCGCAGACCATTTTCGTGATGTCACGAAATTGCTCTTGTGCGGCGAACATCCCGGTGACGTCACCGAGATGGCGGTATGTAGTGCTTGCCATGATATCCTCCTTACTGCGTAATTTCCTCAGCGTTCGCCTTGTCCTTCGCATCCAGCGCGTCGTAGTACGCCTGTGCAAGGACTTCCACCTCTGCAATGTCGTCCTCTGTCAGCAAGCCGTTGTCCAGATGGGTGTACGCCTTGTCCAGCCAGTATGCAACATCGCGTCCAGCGGCGATTTCCCGCTTGATGGAGCGCAGTGTCAGGTCATGCCGGGCTTTGCTTTTGATAGCCATGTGTGCCTCCTTACCTTATGTGTTGGTCATGGACGCTACTGCGTCCTCCAGTTTTTTGATTGCGATATTCACGTCCCTTTGATAGTCCAGTTTCAACCCCACACCGTCACCAGCCTGCACCACAGTGTCAGGGCCGTAGACTGTGAGGGCTTTGTAGGCGGCGATTTCAGCAGGGGTGAGTGGGGTTTCGATGGGGGTAGCGAGAACATAGTAAATTTTGCCAAGTTGATTTTTACAGGATTCATTTAGCTGGTCTGCGAAGTTGGCTTTGATGAGATATAAGAACCGATTATATGGATTGAAATGCCATTGTGTTTTGGAAAATGTGGAAATGGCAATGGTTGCCTCACCACCAAAAATTCGTGCAAAGGGCAAATCTCTCTGATCAAGATTAACGTACTCGCCAGCCTGTACAAACTTCACGTTTTCGCCGTCAACCTCGACCTTGTACACTTTCTGCACCTTTACCTCTCTCTCCAAGTCCACCTCGTCGCACACCCACTGCTGGCCTGTGCTGTCAGTGTAGTTGCCGCCAGAGGTGACAGGGATGCCGGGTAAGCCGTTGGGAGTGGGGAGGGTGAGAGTTTGCGTTTTGCCGTTGCCATCACCCAAGGTCAATACAACTGTCCCTCCGTCACCAGCGCTCACGATAGGCACAGGTGCATCCGGAGTGGGTGTGCCGTCCTGCGTGCTCTTGCCGTACACGGTCAGGCCGCACAAGGGCGCAGGGAAAGCGTCGTCAACGGAGATGGGGTTGCCTATTTCACTGCCTGCGAGGATGTTCTGCCGGGCCTTTACTGCGCTGATAGCGTCGCCTGTGGCTTTTGCGTCAGCGGCTTCGCCCTCGTGGGTGAGGGTGGTGTCCAGTGCTACGGCAGGGCCAGTCTCTCCTTTAGGGCCTTGCGGGCCCTGCTTGCCTTGCGGCCCAGTCTCGCCCTGTGGGCCAGTGGCTCCGGTAGCGCCTGTGGGGCCTTGAGGGCCTGTCTCACCCTGCGGGCCGACCGGGCCGATGGGGCCGGTGTCGCCCTTGTCGCCCTTCTCGCCTTTGAAGTTTCCGCTTGCAATGCCGTCCTTCAGCTCCTGCAGGCTGTCAGCGGCTTCCTGAGCGCTCTGGTCTGCATTGCCCGCACTAGTGGCGGCTTCACTGGCGGCGGTCTGTGCGGCTTTGGTGGAGGCTTCCACCTGCTTGAGGGCTTTGTCCCGGGCCGTATCCACAGCCTGCGTGGCGGTGGTCTGCTTGTCACCGATGGCTTTCAGTGCGTCCTCTTTGGCGGTGATGGTGTCAGAAAGGGCCTTCCCGGCCTTTTGGGCAGATGCCCCGGCCTGCTGTGCTGCCGTCTGTGCATCGGTCTTGGCCTGCTCTGCGGCGGTGGCATCGGTGTGCACGGCATCCACCAGCTGCTGCCATGCAGGGGCGCCCGGTTCCGGCTCTGTGCCGTCCTCTGTGCCGGAGTTGGCACTCACACGGTAGTGCAGGTCTGCACTGGTCACGGTCTTGGTGCCGTCGCTGCCCTCAAAGGTGATGCAGCCATTGCCGGGCTGCGCAGTCACGCTGGCGGGCACGGCCACATAGCCGTCCACCACCAGCGAGGATGCCGGGTCTTTGCCGTCCGGCACGTGCCAGAAGCAGCGGATAGCCAGCCCTGCCCACTCGCCAGTGGCACTGACGGCAAGGCGGTACACACCCCGGTTCTTGGTGTAGCCAAAGCGCACCAGCTGCTCATAGCCCGGCACTTTGACGACGCCATTGGATGCGAGAGATACGCTTAGCTCGATCATAAATTACTCCTTGTTGATGGTAGGCTTCTTTTCTGCCAGTGCCTTTTTCATCATGCTGACGGCCTTTTCAATCACACTGTCCAGCACTTCATCGGTGATGAAAGGCTTTAGCCAGTCCGGCAGTGCGCCCCGCAGCGCGGCAAAGACCTGTGCCTTTTTCTTTGCGCCCTGACCGCTGCCCATGATGCTGTCCTCGGCGATAGTCACGAGCTCCAGCGCCCACTGCTTGACGTACTGCTTGTAGCCCAGCCGGATGGCACCAACGGCCAGCGCGGCAAAGCCGATGAGCATCAGTACCAGTGCGATGGGTGCGGGGATAAAGTTAAACATTGCTTCCATGATTTGTTACTCCTTTCAGCAGGTAGTTGTTGATATCGGATTTGCTTTTTTGCATACCTTCGCGATTGTTGCCGGACAGCTGCGAATCCAAAAGATTTTGTACGCCAACGAGTACGAGACGCATTTCTTCATCGAGGCCGTCAAAGCGGCGCAGGTCTCTTGCAAGGGCCTGTGCGTGCTGAAGCTGTCCCTGTTCCAGCACGCCAAGTCTTTTTTCGAGCGTATCCATTCGCTTGTTCTGCGCATCGTCGGGGGCCTGTGCCTTTTTGATGTACTTGTGGATGATGTCCAGCACCTTGTCGATGGTGATGGCCGCAGCGCACAGGCTGCCCAGAATGCCCAGCACCCACAGTAAAGCTTCTTTTTCGGTCATTTACCCTCCCGGAGACGGGTCAGACCCTTCTTGCTGATGATACCCGCATAGTCCTTGTATGCGTGGGACATGTCCACGTTGGTGGTCTTACCCGGGGTAGCATCCACAACGCCCGGGATATGCGCCTTGCTGGTGTACTGCCACATACCAAAGGGCCAGCGGGGAGCAGGCTTCTTCGTGCGGTAGGCAGCCAGCCACACGTCGTAGGGTTTCAGCGCCGCGCCACCCATGTAGAGGAAGGTGCTGCCAAACCACAGGCCGGTGTACAGCATGGCGTACACGTCCCAGCTTTCCACCGTGCTCAGCATGTAAGCTGTCAGGTCGGTCAGCGCGGCCTTGCCAAGCGGCTTCTGCACCTCGTCCTCAATGTCCACCGCCACCGGTAGCTCAAAGCTCCTGCCGGTGAGCAGCTTCTTGAAGTAGGCCAGCTCCTTGTCGGCCTGTTCCCGGTTGACCGCCTTGAAATAGCCATACACGCCGCAGGGGATGCCCAACCGCTTGCATTCTGCGTAGTTGCGGGCAAACTGCGGGTCAGTGTAGGGCGCACTGGGCTTGCCCTCCGCACTGTTGCCCATGGCGCGAATCATCACGCCATCCACCTTGCCGCTTGCCTTGACTTTGTCCCAGTTGATCGTGCCCTGATGCCGGGATACGTCCATGATTTCAGCCATAGCGTCCTCCTTACTGCGTGATCTCCTCAAAGCCGCTCTTGATGAGAATTGCCTTGACCTTCTCCTTCAGCAGGCGGGGGCAGCGCTCATACAGAGCCTTTGCGTCCTCCATAGTCTCAGCAGACATAATTTCCTGTGCCCATAACATTGCCATCATACGTACCATCCTTTCTAATTTTTGTGTGATTTTATGCATAAACAATCTCGCTCATTTCAAGCAAGCATTGCTTGAGCATCTCGTTTTCTTTTTGCAACGCCGCCACCGTTTCAGGCAACTTGGCTCGCGCTTCGGCATCTTTCTTCGCCTGCTCCTGCGCGGCCAGCTCTTCGGCGGTGTAGCGGATGTATCTCTGCACCGGCACCTGTTCGGTCCATGCGGCCTGCGCAGGCACGCCCGGCACATCGATGACCTTCCGCACATCCCTGCCGCCGTTGGGGTACTCCGCCACCGTCTCGTAGTGGCTCACCTCCTCCACACCTTCCACAGCCGGGTGCTCCACTGGTTCGGTGTCGTCCACCAGATACCCAAGCGTCAGGTCAGGGGTCTCAATGGCTGCGCCGTTCTCGTCAATGATTTTCATAAGTCAAAGCCTCCTTTCTCAGGCCACGCGCCGCCAGATGTGCACATAGTAGGCGGCGGGCTGCACGGTATCGCTTGAACCGTAAATCGAATTCGAGCGGGAAGCATCAAAAGAAATATCATATACCGACCCTTCATATCCAGCAAATCCACAATAAGGAGAGCTAGCCTCTGTAACTGCCAAAGCACCTATTGACGATATGGCGTTTTTATTACCGCGAAATGGTGATGTAATACCGTTATTTGAGGTTTCGCTTAAACTGCCCGTGATGTTCGGCAGACCGGCTTTTACCGTGGTGCCCGCTGCGTGGCTTCTGCTGGCACCCATCAGCACGCGGTCGGATGCGATCTCTTCCCATGTGCCGCCAAACAGGGCGGCAGGGCTGGTGGGGCCGGTGCTCTGGTAGATGCTGCCCACGGGATGGTCTGCAAGCTTTTGCTCTTCAAGAAGCCTGTTTACTTGTTCCCGTGTGTAATAGTCGGATAAATCGGCTTTTTGAACGCTGTCCTTCCACGCGCCGGTGTCGCTGTCCCACGTCCAGATGGTGTCGGTCGTGCCGACCACTGCCCACCAGCCGTTTTCGCCCACCGGCACAGCAGTCTTGAGAGCTTCCGGCGTGGCGTACCAGCCCTGTGCACCGATGGTGATGGTTCGCACCTGCTCAAAATATTTTTTGGTTCCTTCCAGGTTCTTGGCGGACTCCGTCTCGGACGCTTTCGAGGCAGTCTGGCTTGCAGCGGCGGCTGTCGCACTGGATGCCGCAGCCGCGGCTTTGCTTGTGGCCGTGCTGGCCTGCGCCGTCGCGGTGCTGGCTGCTCCGGTGGCGGTCTGAGCGGCCTGCAAAGCGGCCTGCTGCTGGCCTGTCACTTCCTCGGCGTACTGCTTGACGTACTCCATGCCCTGTGCGATGTCCTCACGGACTTCCACGCCGCGCTCAGCATTACGGATTCCCGCAATGGCTTCATCAAAAGTTTTATCCATAAAACACCTCCTGTCTCATTAGCCTGACATGTACCCTTTGAGCGATCGACTCAAATCGTAAGCATCGGACGCTTTGCGTGCACTCAAAGCCTGCAGGTCGCTGATGCTGGAAAACTCAGTGCCAAATGTAAACTCCTTTTTATCCGGCGAATCCAACGGCTCAACAAGCTTGGAGCACAGCAACCAGGTATCTACACCATGCGGTGCAGAGAAAATGTGCGTTTGCTTTCCAATTGCAATACGGCTGACATCAATATCAGCGTCTTTCAAATCGACCGCTTTGACCGTCATACCGTTCAGATAGCGCAGATTTTTGGCAAGTTCTTCCTCTGCCGCATCCAGCAAAGACTGCGGCGTGCTTTCGATGCCTTCAATAAAGATCACTTTTGTGATGATGCCAAAAAGCTTTTGCGCAGCCAAATCGTTTGCGGTTTCTGTAATAGTTTCTCCCCACGAAAAAACAAGCCATGTTATCTTTTTGGCACCTACCGCGATCACCCGCGTGTAGATATCCTCTGCTTTGACGTTGTTGGCCAAATCCAGCAAGTTGGTTCCAAAAGCCACCGTCTGGCTGTTTTTATCGGTGATCGCCTGCAGATAGTCCAGATACCGGCGCGGTTTTCCGTCAGGATCTTCTGCATGGCGCAGCACCAGATATCCGCCGTACTTTTCAACCAGCTCACTCTGCAAGATGTTCCATGTAACGCCGTAGTTTTTTCCATCGCCAAAGCTGTATGTAGGTTCCTTCACATCAAACAAAAAGCGGGGATCCGTCTTGCCGTTGATAGCAAGGCTGTATTTCCCGTTTTTCTCGGTGATCTTAAAGGTCTTGGATTCAGATGCCCGCTCAATGTTATAAATGGAGTACGTGCCAAAATTCTTGTTGCAAGTACCGCAGACGATTTCAGCTTTTTTCACTTCGACCATTGCATCGTACGTTTTGCCTTTTACATAGGCTGCAAACAGACGCACGCGGAAATTGTTGCTTCCAATCCGTGAAATAATGCGACCGTTCGCAATGTGCTCTTCACCGATTTTCCAGCTCAGGCAGGAAGCTTTGCTGCTCTCTGTTTCCTCATAGAAAATATGCGTTTTTCCATCCACGGGGTCTACAATTCCCCAATGGTAAATGTAATCTCCATCATCAGAATCGTAACTGTAACCCACCTGCACGACTTTGATGCCGTCTACATAGGGCACGATCATGGGAATGTCCATCTCGACTTTTCCGGGAGTAAACGCCTTGTAAGCGTCAACCTGCGCGTTGTGGTTATCGCAGATCCATTCCAGAAATTGCGAAAAGCTCACATTTTTTGCAGCGTACGGCGCAATGCCGCTGTCATTCAGGTACGCAAGCTCCCCTTCGCAGTAGATTTTCTGACGCATCAAAAAATCCTGCTCATGGCTCATGGGACGGCCCTGCCAGATGGAAACGCCGTCCTGCTCCACCTCCACCGTAGTGCGCAGCTTTTGCAGCGCAGAGTGTGCCACATTGCCCAGCGGCATGGTAAATTCAAAAGAGCCAGCTTTACCCACTTCGCGGGTCAGCGTGGGGCTGATGAGCTTTTTCGTGTCGGTGATATCGCTGATATCGTGGATACAGACCTTAGTTTTCCATGTGTCTACATCCGTCTGCACGCCAGCATAAACTTTATAGCTCATAGGCTTGCCCCCAAATACTTGATGCTAATGCTGCAGTCTGCCGATGCAGCAAAAACGAGGGTGCCCACCACGCCATCCGGCATAGTAAGCCCCTCGATATACTGCCAGTCGGTGGACTTGGCCAGAATGCCCACCTCAAAGCCGTTGAGAGACACCGCAATGTCAGCAGCATCCTCGCTGCGCTTGAAGTAGATACCGGCCGCACGGGGCGCACCGGTTATGGACACTTGAACGTCCTCGTTTGCCTTGAGCGGGATATCCGTGTAGTTGCGCACAATATCATGCTCAAAGTTGAAATCGTCCCACAGCCAGTCGTTGGTGCCGTCGTAGACGCTGCGCTTGAAGGGGTTGCAGGTGCCGGTGATGGTAAAGGTGCTGGAAAGCCGGTCGCGGGATGGTGTGACTTTCCAAAGCCCTTCCCAGTACCACGCCGGGTCTTCATCAAAGCGGCACTGTAGCCACTTGCCATGAATGGCATTGGCAATGGTGCTTTCGATGTAAGGCCACTCGCTTTTTGGCGCGTTACAGAGCAGTTCCATGGTGATGGTGCGCTTTTTATAGTGCACCTTGCCGTCGTCCCATGTGGTCAGGTTCAGCAGCGAATCAGCGCCGGTGACCTGCACAAGGTATTCTTCCGGTTCTGCCGCGCCGATTTTAGGGCTGCCTACCTTGAGGTACAGCCCCCAATCTGTCAGGGTGTGAAAATTGCCGATTTTTGCCCCCAGAAGCTTTGCCACTACACACCCCTCGCTTTCCGTTCCACTGTCACGCCGATGCGTGCATCTACGTTGGTCGCCATGCGGGGCGACAGCACGCCCACCAGTTCACCGGAGTCCATGACCACCTGGCCCTTGCCGATGTCGGGCAGATGCTCGTCCAGCATCCCCTCGATGCGCTCCAGAATGCTGGTCTGCCGGTCAACAATTGATTGCTGGCCGGTGACGCGGTACTGCAGGGCTGCGCGGGTGGAGAAGGTGCCCAGACTGTCATACACGCCGGTTTTGTCAAAGGGGCTCTGGTAGTGGCTGACAGGCTTCTGATTATTCTTCTTGTCCATCCACATGGCAAGGCCAATGCCGCCAGCGACAGCGCCCACGCCCAGGATCAGGGCAAGAATGGGATTTGCTGCAACAAAAGACACGATAGTGCCCAGCGCAGACGTGATGCCACCAGCCATGCCGGAAAAGCTCTGCACGATGCTGCCCAGAGCGCCGCCCACGCCGCCGGACTTTGCAAGACCGTCGATGATCTCGCCAAAAGCCTTGACCGAATTGGTCACACCGTCGATATCGGATTTTACCCCGCCGTCAGAAAAAAGCTTCTGGAAGATATCAAATGCCTTTCCGATGCCACCGCTGAAGTAGCCCTCATTGACCGCGGTCAGTGCGTCCGTAAGCCACTTAGAGATCACGTCACGCTGCCCCTGCGACACCTCGCCCCAGATCAGATTGACAAAATCCAGCCCAAGACTTGCCCAGTCACCGTTTTTGGCATCACTAAAGGCGCTTTTTACCAGCCCGAAAATGCCCTTATCCAGCTGGCCGGAAGCCTCGCTCAGCTGCTGATCAATACGGCTCTGGGTACCCTTTACGCTCTTGTCGATAAGAGTAGAGGTTTCCGTCACCTTATCTTGAATACCGTCGATGTAGGTGATGATCTTCTCGTAGGTCTCCGCGCCGTTCTCGCCGATGCGCTGGCCGGTCTCAGTGACGGTTTTCTTGATATGCTCGCTGTTGTCCGCGTACTTTTCCACCGCCTGCTGCACCTTTGTGGTGATGCCGTTAAAGGTGGTTTCCGAGACGTTGGTAAAGGTGCCCAGCAGCGTTTTTGACATGTCGTCATAGGTCTTTGTGACCTTTGTGACCGTGCCGTTGACCTTTGTTTCCACCTGCTTGTAGGTGGTGGCAACACCGTTCACCATCTCCTTGCCGGTCGTGGTGGTGGTCTCGGTGATGCGGTCTTTGATCTTGCCCGCGCTGTCCTTGACCTTTTCGGTAAGGGTCTGGATGCTGGTGGTCACAGCGCCCAGCGCATTTTGTGCGGTGGTGGTAGCCGTGCTGGAGATGGACGAAATGACCGTTTCGGTGGTGGACTTGGAACCGGAACCGGATTTTTTTCCGGTGGATCCGGAAGGGCTTGTGGTGATGGAGCTGCTGTTGGTTTCCTTTACTCCGTACTGCTTTTTCAGACGCTCGCCGTATTCTTTCCAGTAGTTTGTGTCTTTTTTGCCGGCCTTTTTGTTTTGGTAGTCGTTGTTAAAAGCTTTCTGGTAGACAGCGTCCCAGTCGCCGTGGAAAATGCCTATTTCTCCGCTTTTCAGCGCGTCAAAGACGGCTTTTAGGCCAACAGCCGAAGATTTAGCCTTGTCAATGACGGTGGTAAGGCCGGTGATCTCTCCAATCAGACCCTTCCATCCGTCAAGCTTATAAGCTTCCTGTGCTGCGACGACCATGTCGTTCAGCTTGCCAATCGCAGCGCCGATGCCGCTGGATAAATCGCCGGTCAGCAATCCGGCCAGCTGGCTCACGTTGTCCTTCAGGGTGGAAACCCGGCCATTCATGGTCTGGCTCTGGGTGTCCATGCTGTTGTAGTAACGCCCACCCTCTTCGGAAGCGGCCTGCAAAGCCTGCGTCAGCAGATCATAGCTGATGGTCATCTTCTGCACTTCGGCGGTGGACTTGCCTGTGTAGTCGGCCAGAATGCCGTATACGTCGATACCAGCATAAGCAAACTGCTTGATATCGACCGCTGTAGCCTTGCCGGTGTTGGCGATCTGCTGCAGGTTCTGCGCCATGCGGTTCAGCTCGTCGTTGCCGCCGCCGGTCGCAGAGACCGCGTCGCCCAGCGCCATGATGGTATTGCGTGCATAGGAAGCGTTCTCGCCTGCAGAGATCAGGTACTGGTTAGCCTGTGTCAGGCTCGCCACGTCAAAGGGGGTTTTTGCCGCGTCTTCCTGGATCTGGCTCATGACCTGCTGGGCAGCTTCCGCGCTGCCCAGCATATTGGTAAAGCCGGTGGTGTATTTCTCGATCTGGGCGTTATACTCGATGCCGGAAGAGATGAACCCTTCTGCGGCACTGAGTGCAGCGGAGCCAAGCTTCGAGAAAATGCTCGCCATGACCGTGCCTTGTGCAATGGCACCGGCCAGAGACTTGCTGGACCCCGATGCGGCATCCCCAAAGCTGTTCATGTACCCTTCTGCCGTCTTCAGCCCCTGCGCCGTGGTATTGAGTTGGGCCTGAGCTTCTTTCAGCTTCTGGGCAAACTCCTTAGTTTTTTCGGAGGTTTCCCCGGTCTCTTTCCGTGATTTCTGGTAGGCTGCCGTAAGGTGAATGACTTCACTGTACAGCCGGTTATAATCCTTCATCATGGTGGAGACAGCGGACTTAGTCTGAGACTTTGCCTCTTCCACGCCCTGCCGGTAGGCGCTGTCGTCCAGCCCGAGGGTGGCGCTCAATTCAAAAAGTTTCAGGTTCCATCACCCCCGTTCAAGCCATTTTTAATGCGTGCTATCACTTCATCAGCGGACGGCTGCGGCGGCTGTGGGCGGTTTTCCACAAGCCCGGCCACCATGTCGTACCACCGCTCTTCCGCGCCTATAAGGTGCGCCAGAGCGTCCGTCATGTACGTCTGATAGCTGAGCATGATGCGCTCTTGCCGCAAAGTGTTCAGGCAGTGCTGCAAGATGTACGGCCTGCCAAACAGCCGCAGAGCGTCCGGGCTGATGGAAGAAATCAGGCGTCTGTACCCGCCAGCACCAACGGCAGACACCAGAGCAAAAAATCCAGCACATCATCGTTGTTCAGCAGTTCTTTTACCGCGCGCATCTTCTTGAACGGGCCGATATTTTCAACCACCCCGTTTTCATCCACGTCCGGCTCATAGAGCAGCGGAAGCAGCTTTGCGGTGGCAGCGGCATTGTCGAACAGCAAGCTTTTTGCCATAGCCTGAATGTTCTTTTTTGCCTGTTCCTTCTTCTTTTGTTCCAGCTCTTCCGGCGTTTCATCGCCGGTCAGGACCGGCAGAACCTTGAGCAGCTCCATGATCTTGGATTTTTCCAAGACCTCCTCCGCCACATCGGCGATCTGCCAGCAGTGGCGCAGAAAATCTTCATCGGGCAGCTCTGTCAAAAATTTCATGCGGTGTCCTCCTTATGCTGCGGCCTTGGGGCTGTAGTACCACTCCATAGGCACGGTATCACTGCCAAGACGGGGGCAGCCGGTCAGGGTGACTGCAATGTTGCCCTTTCCCTTGTCGGTCGTCTTCAGGGTCAAACCGCCGGTGGAGAGTGCGTTCATCAGACGTACAGCCACATAGCCACCGTCAATGGTGTCGCCGACCCACCAGATGTCCTTAAAGTCACCGGTGCTTTCAGCGGGGTTCAGCGTCATGCGGGGCGTGACCTTCTTTTCTGCCACATCGGCTGCACCGAGGGCCAGCTTGATGACGTCAGTGGTTGCGTTCAGGGCCGTAAAGGCCAGTGTGCAGTCGTAGTCCTCAATCTGCATCAGCTCTGCGGTGTTCTTCTGGGCGTTGTCCACATCCGCGCCCAGATCGGTGAAGTTTGCCTTGCAGGTCGCGGTGATGCCGCCGGTGGTGGCAGTGATAATGTCTGCATCCTGCACTTCGGCCGCGCCGGTCACGTCAAACTTGCTGACCACGATTCCGGAATTGAACTGCATGGACTCAAACGCTTTTTGCGAAATTTTGGAAAATTTTCTTGCCATATTGCTCCTTTACTCACGGTATAAGCCGTGTAAGTTCAAAAATAAGGTATTCGCACAGATACCCTTCAGGCGTGTTGTTGAGTGGTTGTGCCCATGGGGTGCCTTTGCACAAAAGAATAGCGCCGCCCTCGCATTTGATGGTCAAGCCATTTGCGAGGACCGCGCTGATCGTATCCTCGGTTTGCAGGACGGGGGCCCTGCCGCCCTTGCTTGGGTACCATAGCCGGGCGTGGAAGGATGCCGTTTCGTTCCACCCGCCGGGGATGGTGGGCTTGTAGGTCAGATAGGGCAGTGAAGCGGCAGGAGGGATGTTATCTTCCAGATAGCCCGGGATGCCAAAGCCGTTGAAAAAAGCGTTCAGCGCCCGGTTGATGCTCTCAGACGGTCCCATTACGGCAGCACCGCCTTTTTGCACTTGACAGCCCGCAGCCCCATGCCGGATTCCGGCGGGGCTTTGGTTTCGTCTGCTGCGCTGGTGATCTGGAAGGTCTGGCCGTCGCTCACTCGCTTGATGTAGTCCGGGAAAGCCAGAGGAACGCCGGTGTTGACCAGCAGGGTATAGGTAGATGCCGTGTCAGCCTGCTCTGCCACCTGAGCTTCCACGGTGGTGTCGTGGCGCTCCACGGCCTCAAACTCGGGGCCGTCCTTCCAGCCAGAAACAAAGCCGCCCACGCCGTCCGGCTCATAGCTGCGGGTCTGAAAACGGTATTTTTGGGTAAAGCTCTGCATCACGGTGGATGCAGTGAACGGATTGACCATGTCACATCTTCCTCCACTGATTGATCTCGGATTTATAGCGGGTCTTGCCGTCAGCGGGCAGCCCGTCCGTGCCTGTAGCCATCGTGCCAGACCATCCGGCAAAGGACTGGGACACATACACGCCACCGGCGGGCAGCGCCTTGTCGTATGCGTCGATTTTTTCAGCCAGCGCCACAAAGGCAGGCGGCACGTGCATGGGCTGCACCGTCCCGGTGAAGGTCTCGGCGGTCAGATCACCGTCCCCGGCCTTGTGCACGCCGTCATTGAAGATGGATCCGCACACGAGAAAATACTGCCCCGGCACTACCCCGGCGGGCACGGTATCCGGCTCAAAGGCGAACTCCCCAGCAATGGGGTCGTCCGCCCAGTCAAAGAAATTGTGCGTGTAGACGCACAGCTCCGGTACAGTCATGGGGTGTCCTCCTCACAAAGGGGCGATTACTCGCCCGGGGTAATGGTCTCGACAGCGATACCGTCCAGATACTCAGCAAACAGGGTCACGCCCATAATGGCGTAGCTCTCGGAGGTTGCGGTGCTGTAGTTTGCCTGAGTGTGGAAGCCGATGAGGTTGCTTGCCTCGCCTGCGGTCCGGTAGACCAGACCTGCGCGGGCAAACTCGCTATCCGCAGGATCCACATAGTACATGACGATGTTGTCTACCGGGGTGGCAATAACCTTTCCCTTCGCAATCTCACTGTCGGACAGCAGGAAGATGGTGTTGTAGCCCATGAAGTCCTTGATATACTGGAAGCCGAACTGGTTCTGCACGGTGATATTGGCATTGCCCAGATAGTCGTACACGTCCATCACGTTGACAAAGCCAACAACGCCGGTCACGGTGCGATGCATGGTCTTGAACTTGTTCTCGACCGCGCCCTTGGCATGTGCCAGCGCCATCTGGAAGGTCTTGGGAGTGCCCTTCAGGGTGCCGGTGTTCAGGAACTTGTAGAACTTATCCGTTACCATAGCGGTCAGGTCGTACAGGAACTCATCATCGGTCTTCTGCACGGCGACATCGTAGCCGTAATTCTGGATTGCCTCAAGGGTGACAGACTTGCCGTACTTGTCGATGGTGATCTTGCCGTACTCCTTCTCCTTGACGGTGTACTTGCTGAACGGGATCTCTTCGCCCTCGCCCACGGTGCCGCTCTGCAGGGTGCCCTGTGCATACTTGCTCTTGAGCACGGTGCCAGGCTGCATCCGGATAGGGCGCATGATGCCCAGAATGGTGCGCAGATGGTCCCAGTTACGCTGGAAACGGGTCACAAAGTCGATTTCACGCGCGGCTACGGTGATATCGGTGGTCATGGTGATATTTTCTTTTGCTGCCATGTATTAGTCCTTTCCGCCGCCTGTGAACAGGTCGGCATTTGCTGCGATGGCCGCCTGACGTTCGCCAGCGTCCTTGATCGCAAAAATTTGCTCTTTGGTCATTTTGGATCCGGTGTTTGCGGGCGGGGTGTCCACCTTTGCGCCGGTGGTCGTGGTCGTAGCCACAAAGTCGCCCCAGTCAGCCTTCAGGTTGTCGGTGTGCTTCTTGGCGTCCTTGACGTTGCCCTTTTCGTCCAGCTCCAGCTTGTCGATGTCCTCGCCGGACAGCCGCACAACGCGGTCTGCGTACTTGTCCATCACCCCGGCAGTCTTCAGCAGCTCCCGGAACTTGGCTTCCTTGGCTGCGTGGGTGTCCTTCTGGGTCTGCTGGGCCTTGTAGTCGGTCAGGGACTTTTCGGCGGCTTCCTTGCCGCTGTTGGCTGCGTCGCGGTCCTTTTCGGCTTTGGCGAGGGCTGCGTCTTTCTCATCGAGCTGGTTCTGCAAGGTGTCCGTTTCCTTATGCAGCACGTCCAGAATTTTCTTGAGCTTGCCGCTGGTGTCAGTCGTTTCATCTTCCAGAATTTCCCGGAGAGTCTTGCGTTCGAGTGCCATGTGATAGTCCTTTCTGCCCTTGCTCGGGCTGCCATGCTTGGCAATAAGGTTTATTTGCCGGACGTGCTGCCGGTGTGGTGCCGCTTGTGGGGCTTGAACCCGCTACCCCCGGATTAAAAGTCCGGTGCTCTGCCAGCCTGAGCTAAAACGGCATAAAAAAGCGGCTGACGCTGTGCGTCAACCGCTGAGTGTTTGATTTTTAGTCGAAGTCGTATCTCTGAAATCCAACATTGCTCGTTTTCATAGTAAGGGACACGCCAACCAGTGCGCTGCCCTCTCCCAGAACTCTATCGCAAATTTTTTGGAGTCTAGCTCTTGCTTCGTCGATTTCAAAGCAAAGCCGTTTATTTGCATCCCTATCGTTTTCGACCTTCAGCTCTCGAATTTGATTGGAAATCTCAAGCTGCCGCCGCTCGCATTCCTCAATGCCTTTTTGATGCTTGAGCTGTTCAAGACGCAGCTTTTCTCGCTCTTCTGTCAGTTCTTCAATTCTGCTCATGCTTATACCTCCATGTTTCCTTCCTCTACTGCGATTTCTCGCAGCTCATAAATGTGATCCTCCACCGCCGGGCGGAGGAACGGGCGGGCTTTCATGCCCCGAGTAAAGTGCCACTTGCCGTTGAAGTCCTTCCAGACCCACGGCGTTTTTCGTCCGTTGCCCTTCTCGGCAAAGATACCCGTTCCCAGCTCCACATAGACGCTGTAAAACAGGTTGCTGCCGATGGTCACGGTCTTTTTTGCGAGGTCGAGGGCGAAGGTCAGGCTCTGCTTGAGCGCACCGCCCACGTAGCCCTCAATGCCCGTACTGTCTGCCGTGCCAGTGGGCACAAGCAGCTGGGCGTAGTCCTGCACCTTCATGCCCCAGATGGTAAGCACCCGCTCCGCCCATGAGTCCAGAGCCTTAAGCAGCCGCGGGGTGTTGTCGGTGAATTTGATGTCGTAGTTAAAGTTCATGGTTTACCGAACTCTCCACGTCTTGGAATTTTTTCTTGCGCGATAGTAGGTCTTTCCCTCAAATGTCACTTCAAGTGCGCCCCTGTCCATTGCAGAACCCAAAACGGAAGAAAGCGACTTTGTTTCAGCTGCCTTTTTGTTTGCGGTTGACTTTTTCTGCACATCTTTCATAAAAGAATTGACGTTTTGCCGTTTCTGTGCCGTGTTATCCGCTGCCTTTTGCACCTGATTCTGGTTAAACCTTGCAGGGCCGGAAACGTATGGATTCGCAACCTTCGTCTGAGCCTTTAGCTGTTCCGTTGTCAGTTCATGCAATTTATCCAGTGCCGCCGCTTTTTCCTGCTGAGTAAGATTCGATTGCTGGATTTTCTTCACGTTCGTTTCATACTCGCGCTTTGTTGCGTCGCCAGCATCAAACAACGAAAAATCATTCGATCTTATTACCAGCGTACTATCCAAACTTTTTGCTCCATTTGCGCCGCCGCCCGCTCTCGAGGAGCTGCGCCCGGATCTGCCGGATGCTCTACCACCGCCGCTCATCGTGACACCTCTCTCTCACTTCCGCATACTGCGGCTTGATTATTGTTGCGTTAAAGTCCATCCCCGGTAATGGTTTGCCATACCAGAGAACTTGCGTAGGATTTAAGCGCCGCATAGCTTCCTTGCACCCCATCGTAAAAAGAGTTGTAGCCAAGTGCTCATTCATCAGCCCAACGGACGAAATGGAAATAATGGAGTTTCGCGGCTCGCCGTCAAAGCACCACTCGTAGCTTTCCGGCCACACCCATTCGATGGTAGGAATGACTTTGATGCAGTGCATTTGCCAGTACGCTGCCAACCAGTGCCGTTTATAGGCGCTCCAAATCTGCACCGCTTCCGGGTGGTCTCGGAACATAGAAAAATCAGGGGAAAGAACAGCACCGAACTGCTGCAAAAGCGGCACATACTTGTCAGGATTGCGCCAAACACGTTCAAACTGGTAATCATCACAATAAAAATGGACGCCTTTGCTCCCCCTATCTTTGGCAGACAGGGCGTAGTTGAAAGGGATCCATTCCAGCTTGTCAATGCGGATGTCCGTTTCCGGCTTGATGATGGGGATATGAAACCTTCCTTCGCCCGGAAAAATCATTTTCTCGGTGTTTTCCATCGGCAGAATCACGGTTCATCCCCCCCCCAACCTTACTTTTTCTTCTTTTTCCTCGAAACGAATCCAATCCATGCACCGCCCTGTTCGACCGTCACGCCAAACGGCTTTTGTGTGAGCTGCATGAGTTTTGTGCGGTCACTTGACGACATCCCTTTTAGGTCAAATGCAACTTTTGGACCACTCTTGTCCCAATATGTGGTGTGAGACGGAGAGGAACCATCGCCGCTTCGATATTTGTTGAGGTCAACGCCAACTTGCTCTTTCACAAAAGACACAACATCGTTATGCGTTTTCTTGTATCTTGAACTATCCACAACAACGGCGGCTTTCTTCGCCTTCGCTGCCGCAATTTTGCTGTAATCGGTGACATATTTGCCATTTACAAAAGATTCAAACTCGTGTTTGTTGGCAGTCCCACCGTTTGCCCTTGTAGAACTTCCAGAGCCACGTTTACTCATAACCTTGCCCCCTCTACCAGACGAACGTCCTCCACCAGACATAACTATTTCTCCTTTCTGCGTTTTCTCTCTTCTGCCCACCACATTTGTTCGGCTTCCGTGCCGCCTTTGGCTTTGTACCACTCGGTATAATCCATGACGGGGGTGGTCTCTTTGGTCACATTGTCCCGCTGCATGGCGTTCTGCCGGGGATACTTGCCCAGAGCAGAGGACAGCACACAGCGGCAGTGGTAAACCATCTCCGGCGCTGCGTTTGGGTCGCCGGGGCGCTGAATCTCGTATCCCATGACCTTAAACGGCTCGTCAAGCTCTGCCGTCTGCTGATCCAGCAGGCGGTGCATCTCACGGGTGCGGTAGTCGTGGGTGGAATTCCAGCGCTTTTTGACCTCGATGCCCAAAGCCTGAGCGTTTCTCATCTGCTGCAAAGCCCCGGCGTTCTGGGCACTGGTAAGGGCTGTGATGGCGTTGTTCATAGCCCAGTGAATCTCTGTGTCTGCCATGCCGTTTACGGCCTGCACGGCGATGTCGTGGACGCTCTTGCCCTGCACGATGCCCTGCATGACGTAGCGGTTGAACACCCGGGCATCATAGGTGCGGTTGCTCTCGCTCTTGATGCGCTTGTTGGGAACCAGCTTGGGGTTTTCCTTCAGCAGCAGCTTGACCGCCTCGGTGTTGTACAGGGTCAGCCCGAACGTCACGCCTGCGGCCTGTTCCAGCTCGTAGAAAGCCCAGTTTGCGCCAAAGGAAAAGATGTTGTATTGCTCATCCCGGGCCAGCTTGTAGGCCGTCTCTTGGGCTGTGGTGCAGGTCTGCGTGATGCCGTCCAGCTTGGCGTGCATCAAATCGGACTGAAAGACCTGATTCTGCAGCCAGATGCGGTAATCCTCTTCGGTGATCTCGCCCGCATCCAGCTGCGCCCGCTTGTAGGCGTCCAGCTTCTGGTAATGCTCAAGAAACTCGGTGAGCTGCTCGGTCATCTCCCGGCGGGCAGTGCCGTATACCCGGAGGATACGGCGGCGCAGGCGGTTCAGCTGGCGGGTAGAGATGCGGTCACGGTCGGTCATAAGCCAATCGCCTGTGCAACGGCCAGAAAGCACCCAGCCACAATGGCAAAATCAGCGACGAAAAGTATCGCATCGATCAATCTTCCCAGAGGATCATAAATTTTGCTGTTTTTTTTCATCGGTGTCTTCCTCCTCGTCCACGGTCTCCCGCTCTGCACTCTCAGCCATCAGGGACGCCCGAGCCTTTTCCTTTTGCTCCGGGGTCAGGTTTGGCAGTAGGTCAATGGCCATGTCCTGCCCAATGATCGCCGCCTCGGAGATTACTGTGCTGACCTGCTCTGCGGTGTTTACGATCCGGCTTCGATTGAATGTCGGCTGCGCGCTGCCAAATCCAGCCAGCGCACAGATCTGACGAACAAAAGGCTTAATCTGGGCCTCGAAGTCGTCTGCGTTCTGGTTCATGGGTTCATAGGCTGCATCCAGATGGTCGTTGGTGCTGTTTGCGCTGACGCAATGCACGTCCAGGCCGCCGAAATCCTCATAGACCCGGGTGTGCAGCAGTTCCAGCAGGGTCTGCCGGGCAGTCACCGGCACCTCGCTGGTGTATGGGGTGATCTTGCCGCCCTCGCTGGTGTCCGCACCTGCGATGTGGTAGAGGTTCAGCTTCGCAAGGAACTCCTGCAGCTCATCATCGGTCATGCCGTTGAAGTTCTCACACAGCCAGTAGATCTGTGCGCAATCCTGCAGATCGCTGCAGAAGCCGGACGTCACGAGATCGGTGTTGTCGATGTAGGCTTTCAGGCCCACAAGTGTACTCTGGTGGAGGTCTGAGCCCCACAGCGGCACCACAGGCAGAGCACTGTAGTTTTCCCCCTCCACGCTTTCCAGCCCGCCGCCGGGGGTGGAGACGGTCACGCTCTTGTACGCCTGCTTCGGGGTCTTCTCCTGCATGGTACTGCCGATCCTGCTTTCCGTGTACTCGGTGTAACCGTCCTCTTCGTACAGGACATAGTGCATATCCGTGTCAGGGTTCAGCCGCCAGAACCGTACCCCGGCCCGCATGGAACCGGTGGTCTCATCGTACAGGGGCGCAAATTCGGTCAGCTTGAAAACCACCAGATGGTCGTTGTTCCAGAATCCGAAGCTCTCGCCGTGGATCAGGGCGAAATACCCGGCCTTCTGGATCTGCTCGTCAAATTCAGCCCCCAGTTTTTCTTTATCAACGTCCTTATCCGCAAAGGTGACACCGTTGCCCAGGGAGTAGGTGGCACGCTGTTTGTTGAGTCGCCGGAACAGATTGCTCTTGACCATATCGGGCCGGGGGACATCCTGCTGTGTGTTCTTGGAGAGGCGCTTCAGCATAAGGGCGTAGGCTTTGGAAAAGCGTTCCGCGCCCGGGTTTTTCTGGGCGTCGTACAGGTCGGCATCCAGCGCCATCTTGTAGGGTCCGGAACTGCAGTGCTGCTGCACGAACCGTCGGATGAAATCAGGCTGTTCCCCGGCGGCTTGCGCCTGCTGGAAGGTCTGGAATGTGTATACAGTGCTCAAAATCAATCCCTCAGTTTCACAAGGCGCTTTGTGCGCACGAAATATCGGATAGCGTCCATGCAGTGGTCATTGACCTTCAGCACGGTGTCGTCTTTGTCCGGGTCCCAAGCGTACACGCCGAACTCTTCCAGCGTGTGCTTGCAGTCTTTGTAAATCTTCAGCCGCCCGGCCTGCAGCATGGTCTGCACGTCCAGAATGCCGCTCAGAACGTCGTTGTTTGCGGGAGTCTGGGTAAAGCCGTTCTTGCGCAGCTCGGTAATCAGGGGCAGGGCAGAGGGGTCCACAATGATCCTCTCCGGCTTGAGACCATTCAGCCACGCCTTGAGGTCTGCGACGTACTCGCCCACGGTCTTTTGCCGCTTCTGTTCGCGGCCGCTGTAGTAGTACTCCCGGGTGACGATCCAGCAGTCTGCATCTGCCTGCTTCTGGAACAGCAAAAAAACCGTTGCGTTCTGGGTGCCAAAGTCGCACGCCACATAGGCGCTCTTTGGTGACAGCTCCGGCAGCTCATCAACGACGTGCTTCTTGCGGTCGAACATGTCATATACAAGGCCCTCGGCCACCGTCCACAGGCCCAAAATGTAGCGCTGATAGAAAACGCCGCTGTATTGGCTGCGGTATCTGGCCTTGATGTCCTCGGAAAGCGACAGGTTGTCGTCCATCGTGAAATGGAGATACATCATCTTGCGGGAACGGCACTTGCGCACCCATTCCAGATAAAACCAGTGCTGTGGGCTGCCCGGGTTGCAGTTGAACCAGAACTTTGACCCGGTGACAGAGCAGCGGGCTGTGGCCTGATTGACGAAGCTCTGCGGCATCAGGGCCACCTCGTCGAAGAATGCCCCGGCAAGGGTGATACCCTGGATCAGATCCTGACTGCTCTCGTCCTTGCCGCCGAAAAAGTAAAATTCGTTGGCCTTGCCGCCTTTGCTGACGGTCATGCAGTTTTCTGCCCGGTGCTCCTTGACGTTGTAGCCACGGGCTGCAAGCTGCTGCTTGAGCGTGCCCAGCACGTTGCGCCTGAAGCTGGCGATGGTTTTGCCGCACATGGCAAACTGCTGGCCGCTGTAGCAGGTCATGGCCCACTGGACGAACGAAAAGCTCATGGCAAAGGTCTTGCCCGAGCGGATAGCGCCATCGGCGATGATGCCGTTGTAACCGCTGTATGCACTCTGCGGTGTCCACCAGCAAAGAACCATCTTTTGCCGCTGGCTGAGGGCTTTCCATCGAAAACCGTTACTTTTCCGCATGGTCGTCCTCTTCCTCCGGCAGCATCTCCACGTCATCCGGCGGGCTGATGTCTGCGGCGGCGCTCAGGGCCTCAAGCAGGCCATCGTCCGGGGCTTCTATGCCGCTCTGGTCTCCCAGCATAGCAAACTTATCCACGATGGTTCCGAACGCCGTGGACAGCTGCGGCAGCGTCGCTTCTGCGATTTTGCCAGGGTCTGCCATCGCCTGAAGGTACAGCCCAAGAAGATCCTGTGCTTCCTCGCGCTTGCTGCCCAAGTAGGAAAGCATGTCCTGCGTGTTCTGCTCTTTTTTTAAGGCGCACAAATCCGCGCACTTGGGATTATCTTTCACGATTTTCCGCACGGTGCTTTCTGCTACGTCGTTCAGCTTCGCGGTTCTTGCGTAGCTCTGCAGCTGCACATAGTCAGCAATGATCTTCTTTTTTTGCCTGTCTGTCAGCCGCTTCGCACTCACCGCCACCACCTCTCTAAACTCATGCAAAAGAAAAACCGCCCGGAAATCCGAACGGTCAAAATATCGAATGTGCCGCCAGCTGGATTTGAACCAGCACCCACGGAATGGATGTGCGCAGTGGTTGGCTGTGCAGTGATGTTCCAGTGGTGTCACCAACGTTGTCCCGCCTTAAATGGGCGGCGCTCTGCCAATTGAGCTATGACGGCATATAAGCAGTGCCCGTGCATTCAGTTCGTTGGACAGGCGTCAAACGGTGGGCGCTGCTGCATCCGGAACTTTCGCGGCCGGATGCCCCGCTATTGCGCGGCCCCCTCATAGGGCACGCAAGCACTCCCGGCAGGGCTCGAACCTGCAACATGCGGTTTTGGAGACCGCTGCTCTACCACTTGAGCTACGGGAATATAAAAAGCCGCCCTTGGAATCGAACCAGCCGTGTCTGCACACACGCGCCACGCTCCATACTGCGCTCAGGCGGCCATATAAAAACAGCTCCGGTTCTCCGCCGGGGCTGTTGGTTGGCGCACATCCTGTCAGGAAAGCTACACCTTGGCAAGGATTCTAAGGCCTTTTCTTGGCACGGGAGGTTGCACGTGCGGCCTTGCGGGTTGTCTAGTCCATGCGCCATACGGTGCGATACGGCGGAATCGAACCGCCTCCTGTCTCTCATGAGCGGCAGGCTGCCTTTGTGTCAGTGTATCGCATAGAAGCAGCCCGCGAAACGTGAAGAGAGAACAAAGCCCGGTACCTGCAAGCAGAAAAGGATGAAAATGCCAAGAAGGGACACGTTTCGGAGGCTGCGTGGCAAGCGTCTCACCGCTTTCGGCGGTTCCGCTTATACCAATTTTACCACATCTCACATGTAACAACAACAACGACAACATGTAAGAAAATTACATAAATTGATGCCAAATCTGCGCAAGCTGCTTGCATCCATCCCGCACATACAAAGAAACGCGGTTTTCGTTTGGCAGACCAAGACTGCGGGCCACGACGACCTGCTTTTGGTTCTGGACGTAGTAGCCATACAAGCATGCCTGCATCATGTCGCTGCTTTTGGTGCCTGCAATGTACTTGATTCGGCGCTTTGCTTCCATCCGCAAAACTTCGAGCTCGGCTTGCAACTCTTGCATCTTGCGCTCCTTTTCGTCTGTTTCCTCGGCACAAAGCCCGATTTTGTCTCCATGCCCGGATCCGCCGGGCATTCCGGTCATGCTGGCGGTGCACTTCGTGGCCTTGTCGTGCGCCTGCCGGATGTCCAGCTGGATACGGTCAATTCGGTCGTCCATAGCCCGAAGCTGCTTAAACCACGACTTGACGGTGTGGTAATCCACGCCGCCGTCCGACTTTAGCGTGTCAGTGTCAGGTGTCCATGTGCGGGTCATTGGTAAGTCACCTCATCAGGGTCTTTCCCGGCAAGAAGGTCGGAAAGTTCAGTGTTGAGCGTATCTGCAATCTTTCTTGCCGTTAAAATTGCGACAGGCTTATTGTTTCGCGCTTTCCAAACGGCCTGACGGTAGACACCCCGCTCAACAAGATCATTTGTTTTCATGTTAAGCCTTGCCATTTGAGTGATGACTTTTACTCGGTCGAACATGACCGCATTCGATTTTTTCATCGTTATTCCTCCATTTCTTCAATCTCAATTTCCACCCTCGGGTTCTTCCGGTCGAGCCCCACCCGGCTTCCGTCGTGGGCTGCCACGATCTTGCTGTTGTCGTCCTCCAGCACGCGGGCTTTCACCAGAATGTCCGTGGTCGCCTCGATGAGGTTCGCCAGATCGACCCGGCGGGCGGTCTTCATGTAGTACACGCACCTCACGTTCACGCGGGCAGAGATGGGGCTGCGCGGCCTTTTGATTTGCCGCAGGCAGTCTATCTCATAATCCACATAAGCCTTGCTGGGGGCCACGAATGGGGCACCAGCGCGTGTGCGGAGAATGCGGGCAGAGTTTTTCTTTGTGCGTGGTTCGCCGTAAATGAGCAGGTGCATCTTCGATTATTCCTCCTTTGGCGGCTCTGGCATCGGCATCCACCATGGGTATTTATCCGCGCTTTCTTCCACCATCCACCAAAGCATTGGTAATGTAGCCTCCGCTCCCTTGTACCACACGATTACCTTGCCATACTGGCCAGAATCATCTTCTTTTGGCGGGTCAGCCTTGGAATTCCTCCAGAGCGTGGAAAGCAGCTCTTTCGGGTCGATGGTGTCACAGTTTTCTACCACTTTTTTCACGGCTTTGAAAAGCTCCTGCTTTTTATAAACCATGTTAATCTGTCGATTTCCTTCTGCCGCAGCCATCGCAAGATTCCATTCTTCATAACACTTGTCCGCATTTTCAATTGCTACATTTGCATCAATCAATCGTTTATCGCTCATGATTTCCTGTACAGTTTTCATTTTTACCCCCATTGTTCTGCCATTGCTTTTGCAATGCCCGGCGCTGTTTTGCTTCTGGCTTTTGCCCGGAACGCCTTGCACACTTCCTGCGATTCCTCGCAGGCGATAAGTACTTTCACCGTTTTCTTCCTCCCATCCATCCTTCTTTGTTGAAATCGTTGCGGCTGATCCGCTCTGCCGCGTGGTTTCCGTTGGTGTAGATGCGCTGCGCTTTCAGTTGACGCTTGTACTCGGCGTACTTCGGGCAGCTGTCGTGGCACACCGGGTGACGAGTGGGGCAGTCTTTACACGGTGTCATCGTCATTTTCCAGCACCTTCGGCGGCATCGGCATCCAGCCAACCACAGGACAGTCTATCTTGTTGTTGTAAACTTCGTCCGGGTTGAAGTGGCGGTATTCCCACCAGCCTTCCGGGATTCGGTAGTCGTCCCGTTCTTCGTCGTATGTTCCCCAATCGGGAAGGTCTTCCCAATTCCATTCACTGTCCTCGGAGAAAACATTGCCGTTTTCATAGTGCGCCGTTGTAATGCCCAGATAGTCATTACACCGGTACAAAACCAGCACTTCGGTTTCGACTTCCGGCGGGTCGGTTTCCGGGTCTCTCCATACGGGCTGCAGGTTCTTGAGGTCAACAACCGGGGCAATCTCGATAAGCGATGACGGAACGCCATGAAAAGCAGCGTTGCCCTTGGTGATAATCATAACTTCGTGCTTGAGCAGCTCGTCACGGTCAATCAGCGTCATACGGCACGTCCTCCATTCTGAATCCGCACATCGGGCAAAACGGCGTTTTGAGGCTGCACGGATTGATCTCCCTGCATTCCGGGTTCGTGCAGCGCGTTGTGGGCACAAACCACGAGCCGTCTTTGCCGATATGGTCTTTGTACGAGCCGGGAACATCTTCCCAGTGCGCCACAGGCCGCAGCGTTTTCGGGTCGATGGTTGGAGCCTCGTCCACGCTGTTCAAGGCATCCTTATAGCAGCATTCTTCAATAGTGAACGGATTGCTTGCACGAAGGTTCATTTCAATGCGCTTGTGCAAAGCGTTCGCGTCAATCAATCTTTTATCGCTCATTTTTCAATCTCCCTTTCTTTGTTTTCGCAGGCGTTCCCGGCTGCGTGCCATAAGCTCCGGGCTTAAAATACCATTCCCGGACGGCTGTGCCCTGTCTACGTGGTTGCCTTTTGCCCGGCTTCCGCCGATTGGGCAGAGCTGGTTATACTCCGCAGCGGTCTTGCAGCCCAGTCTTTCCGCTTCTTCCAGTGCCTTGCGGACATACGCCCAGCTGCTGCCGCCCAGATCTGCGCACTTGTCTATAACCGCATACACAAGATCTGCATCCATGCGCTCTATGTATCCGGTCAGTTCTTTTTCTCCAGTCTTGCTCAGCTTGCCAACGTTATCCCGAAAAAAATCCACCAGATATTTCGTCGTCCTCGTCCCTATATAGGAGGAGTCATCTTTAGATGACGACGACTTATCTATATCTAATATCTTATCTCTAATATCTGTATGGACATTTTTGGGGACATCTGCGTGGACATCCTGTGGACATTGTCCACAGTGTTCCGCTTCAATTTGACGCTGGTTCGTTCTTTGCAACTTTTTTTGTGCTGCATAATCGGTCTCGCTTCCGACCATTTCAGAGTGGTTTGCAAGCACCAGTGTGCCGTCTTTTTCCTGATAAATCAGCCCAAGTTTCGCGTAAAGTCCCAGTGCAACACGCACCGTATCGGTAGAAAACCACTTAGTATCGCGCTGAATCTTGTCCACGTCATAGGGAATGATCACTTCACCGATCTGCCGCGAAAGCCTGCCGTTGGTGTTGATAGTCATAAGGCAGAGCATCTGGTACAACACCACATAGTTTGCGCCGTTCTTCTGCCCCATGAGAAAATCCACCGCATCAGACCGCATAAAGCTGTCTTTGAGTTTCAACCAGTAGTATCTTTTTCCGGTAGCCGTACGCTTTCACCTCCTTCTTTGCATGCCCGTATAGCCAGATAGCACAGCTTGTGAAATCAGAAGGGGAAATCTCCATCATCCGAGATCGTGGCAAAGCCGTCCATGTTTCCCTGTTCATACGCGGGAGCCGCATGCGTGGCGCTGTGCGCGGCGTTTGCTTCCCACACATGATTTGCCGTCTGCTGCTCGTAGGATGCCGTGGCGGGCTTGTCTGCCGCCTTGGAGCCCGCAAAGCTCACATTGCTGGTCACGACCTCCACGGCGGTGCGGTTGTTGCCGTTCTTGTCCTGATACTGCCGGGTCTGCAGACTGCCTTCAATGGCAATCAGGCTGCCCTTCTGGAAATACTTGCACACAAACTCGGCCTGTGCACGCCATGCCACGATATCGATAAAGTCCGCCTGCCGCTGCTCGCCCTGCCGGGCAAAGTTGCGGTCACAGGCAATGCGAAAGCTGCACACGCTGGTGCCCTGCTGGGTGGTCTTCAGCTCCGGGTCGGCCGTCAACCGGCCCATGATTGCGACTACGTTAAGCATGTTACACCTCTTCCTCGGCGCTATCGCCTGCGCCGGATTCATAGTCGATGTTTGCACCCATCAGCACTTCCGGGCACTCGGCGCGGGCAAAATAGGCGGCGGCGCGGTACTTGAGCATCATCTCAGTCATGCGGGGCCAGTAACTGCCGTTCTTGTTCCACCATCCGGCATCCTTTGCCATTTTGACGGTGACTTTAGGGCCTTCAACATTCTCGCCGGTAAGCTTATCCACGCCAATCAAGCGGCAGCCCCACGAATCGGTACCTTCCTGTCCTTCCATGCGGTAACGAGTGCGGCCTGCAAACTCACCGCTGTTGTCAATCAGAGCCTTGCAGCTTTTGCCGCTCCATGTAGGCTGACCATGCACAACGTAAAGATTTTGCATCACGAACAAGTACGACACGCCCATGCGCTGGGCCATGTCACAGGCAATGGCGCAAGCGCCAATGTTCCCAGCGTAGGTTTGAGGAAGCATCCCATCCGGCAAATTGGCCATTGCAACTGCCTTAGATTTTGCCAGCTGCCAAATGCGTTCATCTGCGGTCAGGCCCTGCACTTTTTCTGCATAGCTCTGCGGACGCTGAGCTGGTGTTGCAGCGGGGATGACGGCAGGGGGTTCTGGCGCAGAAACGGCGTTCATCTGAAGTTGCTCAACAGGTGCTTTTTTGATTTCGTTTTCAGGCATGGTGAATTTCCTCCTCAGTATACTTTACATCGATGATGTGTGCGTAGCGCTTAATTGCGTCCAAATCGGATTTTGTGCAATGAAAAACAACTTTTCGGTCACGAGCTTCTTCTTTGCGGGTAAAACTGTCAAAAAAATTATCATCGTATGCATCGCGCTGTTCGCGTCCATAAGCAATCGAAGGCTTAATCAAATTGATCTCGTACGGGTTCTGCTGGGGTCCTTTGTAATCGTCTGGCAATCCCTTAATAACCGCTTCGCGCAGCAGCGTTGTGTACTCAATACTATAACAGCGATCAATGCTTTCAAATGGTTCTGGCATAATCTCAGCGCCACCCGCAGCGTGGATAATGTCAATATCACACATCAAATGCCCAACCTTGCGGTAAATGCAGTCGATTACCGAACGGCTGCCGCCAGCGCCATCATCGTACAGTACACCGTTCTGGGCAAAGCTGGTAAAATATGCCACCGCGTGATTGATTTCGCTTGCCAACTCGTTCCCGGTGTTAATAAGCCGAAAAAGCATGTACTGCGGGCCGATGTAATAATAAATACCTTCGGCTTTATTAGAAAGGTCTTTGACACGTTCTCGCTTCGTCATGTATTTTTTATCTTGCATAAATATTCACCTCGCATACACAACGTTCATATCAGCGTCAAACACCCTGTACAGCTGTTCAGGCTTTCTCTTTGCCAGTTCATCGGCAATCACAATTGCATCCGAAGCAACCGGAAATTGCAGCTGCAAAACAAGCGCTGGAGGCTCTTGCTCCACATCGTAAATTCTCAAAAGTGCCACTTGTAAAACCTCCTGTTTTATGCTATTTTTGTGGTGATGGGCGGCGAGACTCATCACCCTTTGAGCTTGTCCGTGTTGGCGCACGGGCAGGCTCTTCTTTTTTGCGTCATACACGGTGTACCACATGACATGGTGGACAGTGTCAGGCATACGTGATCTCCCCAGACTCCTCTTGCAGCATCTCCCGCACGTTGTCCATTTCTTCGGCGCACATCTCCCAGACGTTTGCCCGTGCGGAGTATCCGGCCCGGACAACAATGTCATCTGAGGTTTCGGCTTCTCGCCTGCAGCGTTCAGCAAGCCGCGTGTAGGATTTGACTTTGCCCTCAACGTACTCTTTGGCCGTCATCATGCCCCACGCTCCTGGTCCTCCGGGTATTCCGGGTTGCGGGCGTGGGTGCGGTTGATCTTGCCGTACTTGCGCCGCTTTGCGGCTCTCTCCCTGTCCTCTGCGGCAAAGCCCAGCCGGGCCAGCAGAGCAGCGGCCAGAATCAGCACCAGCGACACCGCAAACAGTGTGCTGGAGATGTATCCGGTGGTCTGCGCCGTGCCTTCTGCGCCCATAGCTGTGCCCATTCCAACGCCGCCAAAAATGACGGCCAGCCAGTAGTAAGTAGCGGATTTGAGTTTCATTCTTTCGGGTCCTCCTTTGTGTAAACCTTTTCGAGCTTGTAAAAGTCCTTCACCCACGCCATAAATCCGGCGCGGGAGATCAGCGGAGCGGCGCTCTTGGTGTCAATAGACGGCACCGCCCATGCCGGGAAGCTGCCGGCCTGAATCATACCGGTAAAGATTGGCTCGCTCACCGAAATGTTGTTATCACGCATGATCTGGCAGCACTCTGTAATTCCCATGCTCGGCTTCACTGCCGCACCCCTCCTTTTTTCTCAGCTGCCGTTTCAGCTGGATGTGCTCCAATCGTTCCGGCTGCCTTGCATCCCAGCGCTGTTCAAGCCAACGCTTGTTGTAGTGCTTCTTCACGATTCAGCCTCCACAAACTCGCCATTTTTGAGGGTATAGTAAACGTTTTCTCTGATGGCGGAACCGTCCACGCGGGCCATTTTGGCACAGATCATGCTTCCGTTATTATCGTACTCGGTCAGTACCAGATAGCAGCCCATTGCGCCGCGTGCCTTACTGTGTGCGCCGTTTGCAACAGCAATGCTGTCTTTTCCAAACGCTTCGGCTCTGCAGTAATCGCCGGAAGCCGCACCCGTGGACCAGTCGCCGGAAGCCGCACCCGTGGAACAGTTGCCGGAAGCCGC